AGATTGGCTGATTCCTGCCATTCATGCTTTGCATCATGCCAAGCCTCATTATTTTTTTTTGTATATATAAAGACAGCATGAAGCCAGCGAGTGAGAACATAGGTAGAACATAGCCAAGTTTTGCCAATAATAACAAGGGGGTAGGGGGTATATTGCCAAGTTTTGCCATGCCCTATTTGTCGCATATTCTGAAAAGAATCACCGAAAATATATATATTTATCACATTGATAATAGGTCAGCATGGTTGTCCTATTCTAAAAAGCATCCTTTTGCCAAATCTTCCCAAATCCTGCCAAGCCTTGCCGCAACCCACCCCCAAAAAACTGCCGTGCATGTATATATATAATATACCCCTGATATATAACGACTATTTTTACTAGGAAACTTCATGGGGCTTGCCAGAATCTGCCAGGATGGCCTCTATATTACACCCCTACCCCCTAAATCTAGGAAATAAAACACAATATAATGTGTGTCTAGTAGTAGAAAAAAATACCAAGGTACTTCATAGTAGCTTATTACATAAAAAAACCCCACAAGCGGGGGCTTCTGGAGTTGGCAGTTGTGTTATGGTAAGATGTTTTACTTGTGTAGTAGTTGTGTCCAAAGTATAATAGCTGTAGTTGTCCAGAACTACTTAGCGGGGGCATACATAAATCTATATAGAGTAGCTATTATATATTTACCTCCGAACTTTAAAGTAAAGATAGTATAGCATGGATTCAAACCTGTTGCAATAGTGCAAATATGCAACACTAACTGCAGAAAAGCAATATGGAATTAGAACAGATACAAGATGTAGTAGTTGGCAATGAGCCAATGGCAGAAAATGGTGGCTATTTAGACCATCAGGCACTAGATGCAGCCTTAGATAAATATATTCAAGAAAAATCAAAAGAAGATTTACTTACATTTGTACGCAGAGTAGCCCCAACCCTAGTCACTGACTTCAAGATGGGTAGGCATATCGAGCTACTGTGTGACAGATTGCAGAAGGTAGCCGATGGTGAGATAAAAAGACTGATGGTCTTCCTGCCGCCACGCTCAAGTAAGTCACTTATTACTAGCAAGATATTTCCTGCGTGGTATATTGGCCGTGAGCCGAACCACGAGATTATGTCTGTGTCACACAGTGACCAGCTTGCTAGTGACTTTGGCCGTAGCGTCAGGGATATTGTAAACACGGAAGACTTTCAGCGTGTGTTCAAGGGTGTAGCCCTTCGGTCAGACGTTAAGGCAGCTGGCAAGTGGAAGACAAACCACAATGGTTCTTACTATGCTGCGGGTGTGCGGTCACAGATTGCTGGTCGGGGTGCGCACTTGGCTCTACTGGATGACGTTATGTCAGAAGAAGACAGCTTCAGTGATGCAGGCCGCAGATATATCAAGGAGTGGTGGCCTTCTGGTCTGCGTACCCGCCTGATGCCGAATGGCAGCATTATTATTATTAACACACGCTATCACTTTGATGACCTGTGCGGCTGGCTGCTCAAGCAGGAGTCAGAGTTTAGCACAGAGCCGTGGGAAGTAATTAGTATTCCTGCATGGCTAGACGAAACTGCAGCCGAACTGCTGGGATTGCCAGAGGGTTCTTCTTATTTCCCAGAATGGAAACCAGATTCAGTATTGCAGTTGGATGAGCAAGAGATACGAGCAAGCAACGGGAGTAGATACTGGGATGCGCTATACATGCAGAACCCGTCGCCAGACGAAGGTGGGATTATCAAGAAGAACTGGTTTCAGTGGTGGGAATACGAAGACCCGCCGCACTGTGAGTTTATCATTCAAACGTATGACACGGCCTTCTCTACTAGAAAAACAGCAGACTATAGTGTCATCCAAACCTGGGGCATCTTTCACCAAGCGGAGCGTGACGAGTATGGTGGAGAGTACGTTGTACCGAACCTTATCCTTCTTGGGAATGTCAAGGAAAGGTTTGAGTACCCTGACCTTCGCCGTACGGCACAACATCTGTACCAAAAACACAAACCAGATGTGTGTATCATTGAGAAGAAAGCTTCTGGTCAATCGTTGCTTCAGGATATGCGCCTCGCAGGGCTACCAGTTCTGGACTATCTTCCAGACAGAGACAAGGTTTCACGTGTCTATGCCGCTACGCCTCTTATGGAGTCGGGTCGTGTGTACATACCTAAAGGGAAGGAGTGGGCTAAAGATTTATACGATGAATGCCTTGCATTCCCCAACGGCGCACACGATGACCAAGTAGATGCCATGACTATGGCTATACACTATATGCGGGATAGCTGGCATGTGTCACACAATGAAGACCCCAGCTGGGAAGATGACTATAATCCAAGACGAACAAAGAGGGTTGGATACTGGAGAACTTAATGGTATAATATGCCCTATGGACGGGAGAACCAAAACATTGTTAGTTCTACTGATACTAGCAACCACAATTATTTTGATAGGTATATAAATGGCAACAGAGCGAAATCCTTATGAGCAGCGCCCAGAGGGTGAGAATGTTATCCGCATGGAAATGCAGCAGCCTTCTGAAGCAGAGGCTACCTTTGAGGTAGACCCAGAGACAGGCGAGATTACAGTAGACCTTGAAGGGTCGGCAGAGTCAATCGAAGTAGAAGTCAACATGAATGCAGGGTTCTATGAAAACCTTGTAGAAATCTTGGATGACGATATGCTTGAAGAGATTGGCAACACAGTACTTGATAAGTTTGAGGCAGACAAGGATTCCCGTTCAGAATGGGAGTCAATGTTTGAACGTGGCTTTGACCTGCTTGGTCTGAAGCTAGAAGATACGAGTGAACCCTTTGAGGGTGCAGCTACTGCTGTCCACCCGCTGTTGATTGAGTCAGCAGTTAAGTTTCAGTCTAAGGCTTCACAAGAATTATTCCCAGCCAAAGGACCAGTCAAAGCACAGGTTCTTGGCGAAGCTACACTTGAAAGGCAACAGCAAGCCAATCGTGTACAGAACTTTATGAACTATCAGGTAACTACCCAGATGCCTGAATACTTCGATGAGTTTGAGCGTATGTTATTTCACCTACCGCTGATTGGTTCTGCAGTTAAGAAGATTTATTATGATTCCAGTCTTGACCGTCCTGTTAGCGAGTTTGTGCCTATTGACCAGTTTTATGTTTCTTACTATGCGACTGACCTTCGCAGAGCAGACCGTTATACTCACGTTATATACCGTAGCCCTGTCGATTTATCTCGACAAATAGAAGCAGGCATGTATGCCGACATGGAACTTCCTGATGCAGGTGTTCCTAGCTTGTCAGGCATGGCAGAGAAAATGGATACAGTTTTGGGACTGTCACCCGCAGGAGACAATGACCCACAGTATGTGTTGCTGGAACAGCACTGCTATCTAGAACTTGAAGAAGACAAGATGCACAAAGGCAAGACTGCTTGCCCATACATTGTAACTGTAGAGCAACAGTCAGGTCAGGTTCTTTCGATTCGCCGTAACTGGGCAGAGGGAGATGACAAGTATGTTAAAAAGATGCACTTCACACATTACCGATATGTTCCTGGTTTCGGTTTTTATGGGCTGGGTCTTATTCATTTTCTTGGCAACCTTACTATGTCTGCTACTGCTGCAATGCGTAGCCTTCTTGATGCTGGTCAGTTCGCTAATCTACCAGGCGGCTTTAAAGCTAAAGGAGTTAGGATGGTCGGGGATAATGACCCGATTGCGCCAGGTGAGTTTAAGGAAGTAGAAGCTACAGGCATGGACTTGTCCAAGTCTATTATTCCTCTACCATTTAAAGAACCTTCGCAGACTTTGTTCAACATGCTGAACTTTGTAACTGCTTCTGGTCAGAAGTTTGCTGACAGTACAGAGCAGGTTATTTCAGACAGCGGTGGCTATGGTCCAGTTGGTACAACGATGGCATTGCTTGAGGCTTCAAGTAAGTTCTTCACTGCTATTCACAAGAGACTGCACAAAGCGCAGGGTGATGAGTTCAAGGTATTGGCACGTGTTAATCACGAGTCATTGCCTAGCGAATATCCTTACGACCTTCCAGGTATTAGTGAGAAAGTATTTAAGTTAGACTTTGATGGTCGTGTAGATATTATTCCAGTATCTGACCCGAACATTCCGTCTAATGCACAGCGCATGATGCTTATTCAAATGGTGCAGCAGATTGCACAGCAATCAGACCCAGGTATGTTTGACATGGAAGCAATCAACAGAATGCTGTTGACTACTGCTAATGTGCCTGACGTAGATAAACTTATGCCCTTAAAGAAGGATGCAGTTCCCCTTGACCCAATGTCAGATATTATGCAGGTTATGGAGAATAAACCAATTAAAGCTTTTCCTGGTCAAAACCACGATGCACATGTACAATTTAAAATGTCATTCTTGCAAGACCCTGGAAACCAAGGCAATCCATTTATGGCACAGATTGGGGCAGCATTACAAGCTAATATTTCTGAACACATGCTTATGAAGTATCAAGAGCAAGTAGAAGGCTTAATGGACAAAGCTATTGAAAATCCACAGGCTGCTGCACAGCTGGCAGAGATGGCTGACCCAGAAGCATTTGCCCAAGCAATTGCTGCTCAACAGATTGCAGAAACAAATCAAATGATGGCACAGGGCGGTCCTCAAACTCCCGAACAGCAAATGGTACAGCTTGAGGCTCAAAAACTTCAGGT